GATAGCCGCCGTCATGGGTCTTCTTGGCGCATCACTAACTGCGCTAATTCAAATGCTAAATGGTATTGCTGGCACTGCACCTAAGCAGGAAAAGCCAGAGTTTGAAGTTATCAAGGATCTTATCCATCGTCTTGATAAGCTGGACCGAGCCGAGCAGCCTATGCAAGTTGACGTTGAAGGCTCCAAAGTAACGGTTAAGAAAGGCCAAGACGTTGTAACAGCTAAGGGGTAATCATGCTTTCGTTACTATCTACGCTGGGTGGACTGTTAATCTCCGGCCTGCCCAAGCTGCTTGATTACTTCCAAAACAAAGCTGACCAGGCTCATGAGCTTGAGCTTGCACGGATGCAGTCTGAGCGGGAGCTAGCACTTGCCAAGGAAGGGTATATAGCCCAACAGCGGGTGGAAGAGATACGCACCGATCAGATTGCCATGCAGACTGACGCGCAAATGACCGTGGCCGCGCTGGATCATGACAAACAAATCATTGAGAAGTCCAGTAGGTGGGTGGTTAATTACATTGGCACGGTACGTCCTAATGTCACTTACTTGCTAATCCTAGAACTCATCGCCGTTAATGCGGTGCTTGCGTATTACGTTTGGCAGCATCCCCATCTTGTTCAATCCATGGACGACCTGATAAAGGTTGCTGAGATTATCTTCTCGGACGATGAGATGGCCATGCTTGGTGGCATTGTTGGGTACTGGTTCGGTTCTAGAAGTTGGAACAAGAAGTGAAAACAGGGCAGGAAGGCATTGATTTGATGCACCGATTTGAGGGTAAAAGCCTCAAGCCTTACTTATGTCCTGCTCATATTTGGACGATCGGCTACGGCCATGTGCTGTACCAAGATCAGATCAAGCTACCCGTATTGAGGAAAGATGGCTATACCGGCATCCTTCGCAAGGACTACCCACTCGCAGCCCAAGATAATCGTACTTGGACGCAGGAGGAGATTGATCGCCTTTTTGAGGATGATCTCGTCCGTTTTGAACGCAGTGTACTTAGAATGTCTCCTAATCTTGCTGGCCGTCAGTCAAGCTTCGACGCTGTGGTCAGTTTTGCTTTCAACGCTGGACCTGGGCGGTACCAGAGTTCTACGATAAGGATGAAAAACAATCGCGGCGACTATGAAGGTGCGGCAGAAGCGTTTATGATGTGGACTATGGGTGGCGGCAAAGTGTTACCGGGATTGGTGCGCCGCCGCAAAGCTGAAAAAGCTCTGTATCTCGCGGGGTAAATCGTGCCACTGTCCAAAATACTATACCGCCCTGGTGTAAATAAAGAGAACACTCGTTATACTTCTGAGAACGGTTGGTATGTCTCTGACAAGGTTCGTTTCCGCCAAGGCACGCCTGAAAAAATAGGCGGCTGGTTACGCATCTCACAGGCCACATTTCTTGGTGTCTGCCGATCCTTGTGGAACTGGGTAACGCTTTCCAATTCTAACCTGCTTGGCGTAGGAACCAACCTCAAGTATTACATTGAGCAGGGTGGTGCTTATTCCGACATCACTCCCATACGTTTAACCCAATCAGTCACTTTTGCTGCGGTTACTGCCTCCCCCTTCTCATCGACCATCACGGTTACATCGGCAAGCCATGGGGCCATTACCGGGGATTTTGTCACCTTCTCAGGGGCGGTGAGTCTTGGCGGAAACATCACGGCAGCGGTACTTAATCAGCAGTATCAAATAGATTCTGTACCTACATTAAATACCTTTACCTTTACTGCCAAGAACCCAAGCACGGGTGCAACTGTCACCTCCAATGCTTCGGATGTTGGTAATGGTGGTGGGTCTTCGGTTGGCGCTTTTCAGGTCAATACCGGTCCTGGTATTGCTCAGGTTCCTCTGATTGGCTGGGGCGCAGGTGCTTGGGGCAGTGGCTCATGGGGCGTTACGCCACAGGTTACAGACCCGCTTAGGATATGGAACGCAGGTAACTGGGGCGAAGACCTTGTGTTTGGACCGAGGGCGGCTGGTATTTATTACTGGGATGCAACCAACGGTATATCGAGCAGGGGCGTAGCACTTAGCAGTCTTGGCGGCACGGTAACGATTACGATTGCATCGCCGGCTGTTGTCACGTTTGGTGTGGTTCTTGCAGAGGGCACTTCTGTATCGTTTACAACGACTGGGGCGCTTCCAACGGGCCTATCTGTAGGCACAACGTACTACTTGCGTAATGTATCTGGGCTGTCGGCAAACCTTTCTTCCACGCCAACGGGTTCGGTGATCACGACAACCGGTACTCAGTCAGGTACGCATTCCATGGTTCTTGAGGATGTACCAAAGTACCAGTACTCACTAATCATCTCTGATGCCTTACGGTATCTCATGGTCTTTGGATGCAATGACATCGGAAGTACCGTGGCTGATCCTATGCTTATTCGCTGGTGTGACCAGGAATCCTTGGTGGATTGGCTTCCGTCATCGACCAATACCGCAGGATCAATCAGGCTATCCCATGGTTCGCAGATCATCACGGTTCAGCAGACCCGCCAAGAGATCCTTGCATGGACGGATTCAGCCCTCTTTTCCATTCAATATCTTGGGCCGCCACTGGTCTTTGGCTCTCAAATCCTTGCGGATAACACGTCCATCATTGGCCCTAACGCAACGGCTAATGCTTCTGGTGTGACTTACTGGATGGGCGTGGACAAGTTCTATCTGTACAACGGGCGTGTACAGACGCTTAACTGTGACCTACGCAGATATATCTTTAATGATATAAATCGTTACCAGAACTTCCAGGTATTTGCCGGGACCAATGAAGGTTTCAACGAGGTCTGGTGGTTCTACTGCTCGGCTAATTCCACGACCATTGATCGCTATGTCGTGTTTAACTACGCAGAGAATGTCTGGTACTACGGAACCATGGCACGTACGGCGTGGAGTGATTCGGGTCTGAGACAGTACCCACAGGCTGCGACTTACAACTACAACATCGTAGACCATGAGCGCGGTCTGGATGACAACGAGACTGGTACGGCGCTGCCAATCAATGCTTACATAGAGTCGGCTGAGTTTGATATTCAGGATGGCCACAGCTTGGGCTATGTGTACAGGATATTGCCTGACATCACGTTTGATGGATCGTCTGCTGATTCACCTGCCGTTACCATGACGCTGATTCCCATGATGAACTCAGGATCTGGGTACAACAATCCCCAGTCTAATAGTGGCTCATCTTCAGCATCGGTTGTACGCACATCAACCACGCAGATTGAACAATTCACGGGCCAGGTTTATGTCCGTGTGCGTGGGCGACAGATGATCTTTAAGGTTGAATCCAATCAGCTTGGATGTGCATGGCAGCTAGGTTCTCCGAGAATCGACATCAGAGCGGACGGTAGGGCTACCGGAAGAGGCGCATGAAGCTAGATAGCCCAGCATCCCCGAACCTGCCATTAGCGCCGCAGGAGTATTCAGCGTTTTACGTTGATCAGCTTAATAACGTCTTGCGGTTATATTTCAACCGGCTGGAAAACATTACCCGTAATCTGCTTGGGCCTGATGGCGGCCGGTTTGTAAGCAATCCTTTTGGTGCTTGGTCAAGTGATTCAGATCAAACGGCGATCAGCACAACTGCTGCATATGCAATTACTTACGATGTGACTGACATATCGGATAGCGTTTATTTAAGCAATAATTCAAGGCTTAACATTACCTATCCTGGTATCTACAACTTACAATTCAGTATTCAGTTTTCAAACACCGATACGCAGATTCATGATGTTGATGTTTGGGCGGCTATAAATGGTACAAATGTTTCAAACAGCAACTCAAGGTTTTCCGTTCCTAACAGCCATGGCGGCGTAGACGGGCATTTGATTGCATCGCTTAATTTGTTTCTATCGTTGGAGACGGGTGATTATGTAGAGCTATATTGGCGAACCAATGATTTAGGAGTAAGGATAGAGCACATTCCTGCTGCCGCTTCGCCAACCAGGCCTGCAACACCATCCGTAATCACAACCATGTCTTTTGTTTCATCTACACCGGGGTAGGCCATGTCTACATCAAGCAATATTGATTATGTTTCTGGTAATTTATATGACCCAACAACCGGTCTTACTGTAGATACATCCTCTGGTAATACATCAAATAGCGAGACTGATTTCTGGAAGCTTATTGGTTTAGATCCGGAATCTATTTCAAAGGATGGGACAAGTCCGACTAACGCAGAGATTGAGGCTTCTATTGGTCTAGGCCCTGAAGGCTCGTCTATATGGAAAAATGTTCTCAAGGCCGTATTAGGAACACAGGGGTCCAATGGTACCGGCGCCGGTCTTGCACTAGGCCTTGGCGCTCTTGCTGCGGCTTTAACGCAAAACAAAGCTCCGGTCGTTAAGCAACCGGAATACAAGGCCGCCCCTGTTTATAACCGTGCGCTTACTGCGCCCATGTTTCCACCTCAGCCAGCGCCACAAAAGTCCGCGTCTGGTCAGAACATTTACACACCCATGAAGGGCATGCCCCTGTTCTTCAACCCGAATCCATTTCAGTTTGATGCCACAGAAGCGGCCAAGCGTTATGGTCCTACGCAAGAACAGATTGCCCAAGGACAAGCAGGATACGAAGCAGGATTGGCGTCGCTCTATAAGCCTATGACGGTAGCGCCTATAGTTACCAAGGCGGAGGGCGGTGAGATCGACGACATCATGGTCGGTTATAACGAAGGTGGTGATGTCTATGCAGCAGCCGGCAGATACCTAGAAGGCCCAGGTGACGGTATGTCAGATAGCATCACAGCACAGATTGATCATGGTGGTGGCAAGACTCAGCCTGCCAGGTTAGCCCGTGGTGAGTTTGTTGTACCTGCTGATGTGGTATCCGATCTTGGTAATGGCTCCTCGAATGCTGGGGCGCAGAAGCTCTACGACATGATGAAGAAGATCCGCAAGGCAAGGCATGGTACGAGCAAGCAGCCTCCAGCGGTGAAGACAGATAAGGCAATGCCTGCATGAACGAATGGGAGCGTTGCAGCGCATGGATCCAAGCGGCCTTGGACCAAGCCGGCAATTTGTT